CCACCGGCATAAATGGACTCCAGCACCTTTTTGTCCCCGGCACCGTAGTTCAGGCCGTAAATGACGCGCTTACAGAGATCTCTGAGCGCTTTGCGCTCCGATTTTTGCTGCGGGTCCGAGGTATCGAGCCGTAAGAATGCATCGGCGAACGCGATGCTGGCCACGTAGCTGTGCGGGTCTTTGTCCGGGTCGAGTTTATCTGAGTCGTCGGCGTTCAAACACCGATCAATGAGCACCGGGTCATTCGCGAGCCCCGCCATGATGCGAAGCTCCAGCTGGTCATAATCCGCGCCCACAATCTTTCGGCCCTTGGGGGCGACCACCAGATTGCGCAGCCACTTGGGCCAGTTCTGGAAGTTCGGGTTGCTGGAGAATCTGCCCGTGCGGGTGCCGAACGCTTTCCAGATGCCGCGAATGCGCCCATCCACCCACACATGCAAAGAGCGCCCTGGATACGCCACCCCGTCGCGCACTTCAAAATAGTTGCGAAGCGTAGCGGTGGAATCCTTGTAATCCAGCAAGGCGCGCTTGAAGGGGCAATCTCGAAGCGCGACGATGGCCGTCTTATCCGTGACCCGTGCCCCGGTGGGCGTGAACTTGGTCGGGACATTCCCAAGCCGATCGAACATCGCCTCTGCAAGCTGTGCGCCGCTGGCCGGATTGAAATCGGGCCACTTCAGAATCTCCCGCATCTTCTCAAGGGCAGAGGAAGATCGCTGCTGCGCTTCGTTGCCAATGCGCTTGGCCGCCTCCAGGTCAATCGGCATGCCGTTGCGCCACATGTCGAGCGCTTGCTGCTCTAGCTTCATGTCGAGCGCATAGACGCGTTCGAGCTTGGCGGACTTCAAGCGGTAACGCATGCGCGAAAGAACTTCAGCGGTCAGACACACATCGCGGGCGTTGTATTCCGCAAGCTCCTCAAAACTTCCATGTGCCTCGCGCCCGTGCAGCTGCTTTGGGGGCTTCCAGATGGGCGCATCGGAGAAATTGAACACCACATGGGATAAGTTGTGGCGCTCGTCGGGGAACAAATCGTGGTGCAAAATGAGGGTATCGTTGCGATATCCCTCCACTTTGACGCCCCAGAGCTTTTCTATGACCGGGCAGTCATAGTTCCCATGGTGAAACGTCTTTGAGACGAATGGATCTTCCAGAACTTCAATCAGGGCTGCAAATAATTCGTCCGACGTCAGTTCAGGGTCTTCCACTTCCATGTTTGTCGTGTTGACAACAAGCGCATGGGTGGGCGTTCCGAACCCAATGCACTTGATGGCGCTCACCTGGGGGACCTTGCGCGCATCTAGCTCGACCGCATGGGCCTCGAAGAGGATGTTTGGATCTCCACACGCCTCACAAGCCATGAACTCGCCCTTGCTCAGCATTTCCTCGTACGGGCGAAACACCACCGCATTTTCTTTCTTGGCTCCGCACCCGGTGCACCTGTACGCGGTGCCCCACGCCTCCGTTTCGATATCCACGGCCACATCGGTGAGCGGGGCGATGAACTCCCGAAGCTCCTGCGCAGCCTTCTTTGGATCGGAGGATGTGATTTTGTGTGTAAACGACCAAGCTGCGTCATGGTCGGTCAACCAGACCGCTTTCTTCACAGCAGCGAGCAGCGGCGGGTAGGCGAACTGACCGCCCATACCGCTCGCAGGAGGGGGCCGCAAGAGGCTCGACGGGTCATAGGTGGGCACGATGTACCGCACGCCGTATTCGTCCCATCCGTGACGGGCTGCGGGAATGGGCGCGGCGGCAATCTCGCCCAGCTTGTACTCCCCCCGGAAGTTCACCGATTGCACGAGGGCGCGCTTTTTGCCCTTACAGACGGGGCACTTCACCTTTCGGATCTTCAACCGCTTCCAGTTGGCTCCGCACTTGGGGCACGTCTCGGGTTTTTGGTCCAGATCCGTCCCCTCCCACACATGCTGGCAATCGCCCACCGCGCACTGCACCCCCGTCACCTTGCGGTCCTCGCTCTTGCAGTGACCGCAAGGGGGCGCAGTGCTCATCTTTTCCTGCACCTCTTCGTGGCCTGTAAGAGCCAACGTGGCACGCGCTCCCATGGGCATAATCACGCGGGGGCGAACCTGGGCAATCTCTTCTTCGAGCCGACTCAAGCAGGAGTACACCGCATTGGGGTACGCCTTCTGAAAGTCGGAAATGGGCTTGGTGAGCGCGAGCGTCGCATAGGTGACGTGGCAACCCTCTAGCTCAATGCCCGCGTCCTGACAGGCGCGTCGGAGCAGCGCCCCACGCTCGCCGCCGTTGCCAATCACATCGGAGCGAAGCGGTGCATCCAGAACCAGCATAATGCCGTTGAATGGTTTTGTCGGTGAAACGCCGTATGCGTGCTTGGCGGATTCGCAAGTGTCTTTGAGTTCACACGCTTCGCATCGGGCGTGTTGCGGGCCGATCTGGGTCATGGTGGTGGTCCTGTCGGAAAATCCAGGCGCGGTCTTCAAACGCCTTTTCAAAAAGCCCCGGACGCGGGCCTCTGTAGCCCAACGCCACATGAAACGCGGCCTGATACGCCGCGCCTAAGAACGTCAGCCGCCGATTGAAAAACGCGATCGCATTTGCATACGGTCGCACCCAGCGGTGAACGTAACGGGCGTTCATGTTCGCCTTGAACAGAAACACCACTTCGTCGCCTTCAAAGGCGCACTTCTCTAGCCACTTGGACGCCTTCGAGAAGGGACCATTCACATACACCAGCCCCCAACCATCCCAGCAGTGCTCGAAAGAATCCATGCCCCACACCGTGCCCTTGCGCCCAGTACGTGGCGCGGCCCAGCATGACCATTTGTTCTTCGCGGGAATCTGAGAGTTTGGGTTGCTGAAAGGATCGAGTCCGATGTGCCCAAAGTGGTTGACCAGCGGCTCCCAGACTTCCGGTGGGGTGCACCAATGGTCGTTGACGTTGTGCTCGTGCTCGCCCTTACCCATTTTCCAAAAACACGTTAGTGCCCTTGTTGCGCTTGGTGTGGCGGTCCTGCTCGCGCAAATAGGAAGCGGTGTGCTTGCCCCAATCTGCGTCGTTGCCCGTCGCCCGCAAGATGCGCAACTGCTGCTCTTTGACCCGACCGTCGGCGCGAAACTCCGCGTCCTGGCGCTTCACATTACGCTTCTTGACGTGATCAGCCTTGCGCTTGGATGCTTTGGCCTTGGCCCGCTTGGACTTTTGCTTGCTCATGTGGTGGTTCCCCTAAAAGGTGCCCGTTTCAACGCCAACGGTCGGGCCACACCGTTCCATTCACACTTCTCGGGTCTGTGACGAATCAGACCGTATGAAGCGTGGGCGTAGGATTGCTCTGGTCCTCGGTCACCTGCTCGATGCGGTACCGAAAGCCCCAGGCTTTGAGACACATGCGAACGCTTGGAGTCAGAAGAAACGCCACCGTCATCGCCTGGGCGATTCCCGGCTGTGCGTCATCGACATTCTCCAAACGCTTGGGGGCAATGATTCCCCCTTCGCGACCGTTCGGGCCTTGAATCACCACACGCACTGAGGGGTACTCAGCAGCCTGATTGTGACCGGGCATGAAGGTCGGCATGATGGTCTCGTGGATTTGCGCTTGCTCGTGGATGCCCATTTTGGCCAACTCGATCAGCGCGGGTTCGTCAGTGTTGGGACAGAAGGGCGCAATCATCCCCGCCAGGTGACGGTACATGTGCTCCTGCATCTGCTGCTCTTGTGGGTCTACTTCTGGCCCCTCGACAGGGCCAGAAATGGACGTCACCGGAGACGGTGCATCTCCGGGTTTTTTGGGTGTGTCAGTCATTACGCCTGTAGGGTGCGTCGGCGACGCGTCTTGGGCTTCGGGGCGACAGGCTCCTCTTCCACGTCCGCTGCATCGGGCTCGTCATCCACCTCGGGCTGCTCGACAACAGCGGCCTTGGTGGTGGGAGCGGCGAGGTAGCGGACGCGGTTGCGGGGCGTGCCGTTGCGGTCATCTTCGATGGTGACCTGTACTACCATGTCACAACCGATCAGGTCGTCCGAATCGAAGTCGAAGCTGAGGATGGGACGGCCCTTTTCGGTCGTCTTCCCGGTCTCGGTGACCTCGTAGTCGTCCGGGTCCAGCGCCGCCTTCAGAAGCTGCTCGAACTTCCATCCGGTCGCCGGGGTGTGGGTGATCCAGTCGTTGAGCGTACGACCCTCCTGCGCCCCCGTAATGATGGTCATCACGGTGCGCATCTGCTGGTTGCCACTCGTCTTGGCCGTCTCCCAGCGAACGTCGTCGATACGGACGCCGTAACGACCCGCCGGGATGGGCTCAAAGCTCTGGGTTTCGGTGGACTCGATGGTGATTCTGGGCATCTTTGTTTCCCTTCCTATGTGGTGGATTTACGGTCACCCTTGAGATAGGGCTGTACCGCGTCGAACGAAAAATGTGGGACCGCTGCGGGCATCCCACGGAATCGGCTACGCGCAAAATAATGACCTTTGCGCCGACAGGGATCAGAGGCCCCCCAACAATCGCGCCACCGTCGTCTTGCTTGACTGCCGCAAGTGCCGTGTAAACGACATGCACTTCCATGCTTCGCAAACGCGTCTGTACGTTTCGAATGTGCGCTGCGAGCAGACCCCAATGGCGCTGCTCCATGGGGCGCGTGTTCCCAGAGGTCATTTCCTCCTGCACAAGGTCCACGTAATGGGAAATAGATTCAACCACAATCGTATCCCAGGGAAATTTTTCGGGGTCCGCGTTGTAGGTGCTCTGCAGGGCAGAGATCACCGCGTCCAGACCGCCCGAATCTCCCGACTCATTGAGAGGACCGGACTGGCCGGTAATCTCCATGTAGTCGATGTTCTGACCTGCAAGCGTGGTGATACTGCGCTCGTTCTGGGGCACCAGAAACAGCGGTCGGGGAAAGCTCGCAGCCGCAGTGGTCTTGCCGCTTCCCGAATCGCCATACAGAAACCAGTGCAGCCACGGGTCCTGCAAATCTGAAGCATTATGTGGTTGGATCTTGGGCATCCGTTAGAGTCTCCTGGGTGGTGGTAGGAACATCAGGGGCGACGGTGCGCGTCGCGAGAAATAGCAGTGCCAGAACAGCGTGGCGTGCAGAAGAAATCTTGTGCTCCTCTTTGAAGCGGTCGATGCGAGCACGAAGGTCAGGTGCGATTTTGACCCCTACAACCTTTGCCCCCTCTGGCGTTTCTGACGCGAACGAAATGGCATCTTCTACCGGCGCAGTAGGCATCGCACTCGCCCCCTTTCGCGCCTTCTTCAATGAGGCTTCTAGCTTCTCTACCCGCGCCGAAAGCTCGTCAATCGTGGTCTGCTTTGCGCTCACTTCTGCTTGTAGATGCTCGACCTGTTTCTCTCGCTGCTTTGCTTCAATCTGTTCGAGTAGCATCCTGTGTGAATCCTTCCGGTAACTCAAAATCGTCGCCCCACTGCGAGGGGGTGACAGCAGGGAAATCGTGGCACAGCGCATAGTACGCGCAACGTCCATACCCCCTCGCTGACCCTGCGCAGTGCGACAGACTTTTGGGCCACCCCAGATATTCATATTCTTTTTCGCGAATCGGCACCGTCTGCATCATGCGCTCGAACTCACGCAAATGATCGGGCGACGGCGACACCGCAAAGCGCTCCAGACGTGGCTCTCGGTGCTTGGTGATAATGTTGACAAGCACCCCCTGCGCCTTTCCGTACTTTGACGTGTCAACGCAGTGCTCCCACAACCACTTGTGACCCATGATTTGCAGGTCCATCGCGTAGTGGTCGATCAAACCCGCGTTGATGCTCTTGGCGGTCTTGTGCTCGACCAGCCAAATGCCATTCTCGTCCTCGATCACCAAATCCAAACGGCTCGAATAACGGAAGTGCAGCGGGTGGTCTTCGGAGAGCTTGTAACCGTCCCACGCAAGCCCCTCTTCAACCGCAATCACACGCCAACGGTCTCGCCGCCAGTAACCATCAAAATACGCTTCAAGCAGTTTCACCGCCTGGCTGTACACATCGTGCCAATCCTCGGACTCGCTGAGCGGGTCGAGCGCCCCAATGGCCGCTGACGCGTGCTCCAGATGCTTGTCAAAGTACGCCGCGTCATCCCACGTCGTCTGGCCCTTCTGGTGGTTCATCAACGCCCGATAGTAGGTCTCCAAACCCAGGTGTACGAGCGTGCCAATGTCGAGGGCGTCGGACGATTTTGCCGTTTTCACGCCGGACGAGGACAATGCATGTTCGCGTGGGCACGAAAGGAGCGTCTTCACCTTGCTCGACCCCCACGGGCTGCCCCCCGGATTGTCGATCCCGAATGTCTGCAGGTCCGCTCTGCTCGGTGCTTCTTTGCCATTTTGGATTTGTAGTTTCATGACGCCTTCCATGTTCGCCAGACGGTGAGCATGTCCTCGATCTCTTTCGCAAGATCAACCACCACAGAACCACCCACAGATTGAGCAAGACCAGCAAATCCATAGTCCACCCCGATCGATGCATCTGCATGTTCGACTTTGGACACCAAAGCGCGAACGAAAAGCGTATCGATGGTCTGGGGGGCCACCATCCAGTGCGCCACACAAGCGCGAGTTTGACCAATGCGATGAATGCGTTTCTCTGCTTGCGCAATCGAAGCGGGGGACCAATCCAAATCGTGGAAAATCACATGCCGTGCCGCGTGCAGTGTGACCCCCTCGCGCAGCGCTCCATAGGTCGCAATCATGACCGCCGGTCGGCCTTCTGCCCCTAGCTCTTGAAAATCACGCACGCATTGATCACGCGCCTGGATTGGGAACCCGCCGTGCACACAAAACGCATCCATGGTGCCCAACCGACGATGGAAGTACTCCGCTTGCTGGCGGCTCCAGGTGAACAGCACGCACGGCTCGCTTTGCTCCTGCATGGAATCGAGAAGCGCCAAGGTGGTTTCTCGCTTCGCGTCCGAAGTAATGGTCCTCAGTTGATGTAGCAACGTCAACGTTTCGCCTTGCGCCCCGTGTTCGAGCGCATGCAGCAGCTCCTCTGGGGTGGGCGTGGAGGAGGTCTTCACGGTATCGCTGTACAGCTGCGCCCGCTTGCCTTCGAGCGGCACCTTGATGCAGTTGCGGGTGAAGCCGGGTAGGTTCTGCCCAGAGTCCGCAACGGTGCGCCGCAGATAAAAGGGCTCCATGCGTGCGCGTAGCTCATCCACCTGGCTCGGTGGGCCATCTTCGAGGCCGCGATAGGAGCCGGGTTTTGCGCCGCAGTAACGGACCCGAAAATCGCCCCCGCTTCCCCAGGTTCCCTTGCCTGTGACCATGGCGAGCAGGGCGTGGAGATCACGCGGCCTGTTTTCAATCGGCGTACCTGTCAACACGAGCGGAAGCTGCGCACTTCCGAGAAACACCGCCGCTGCTTGCGAGCGCTTGGTGGCCGCGTTGCGCAGGTAGTGCGCCTCGTCGGCAATCACGGTCAGCGGTGGGCGATTGGCAAAGCGCGGAAACCAGCTCTCTGCGACGTCGTAATGGCAGAAGTACCACATCGCATGCTCATCGAAAAAGTCCGCGTCATTCTTGCGCCCCGCCAGCACACAAACCTGGTGCTCGCTTTCGATGATTCCCATCTTCAACAGTTCGGCAATCCAGACCGAACGCGTGAACAGCGGTCCCATGATCACCGTCGGCGAACGATTGGGCGGCTCGTCCTCGTACACCCGCTGCTCTTGGTGCATGTAATGGGCGGCGAGAAGCGCAGCACGCGTCTTTCCCAGGCCCATCTCGTCGGCCAAAAGCAAACCACCCCCACGCAACGCATGGGCCGCCGCTTCGTGCTGGTGCGGGTAGCACGGCGCGGACGCATGAAAATCTGCGTCAAACTCCGCTATGTCTTTGACGTAGTTATCCGCCCAGTTGATGTGCAAACGGTGATAGGGCGCGTATTGCTGCCACGCCGCCACCATGTCCACGCCCGTCACATAGATAAAGGCGTTGAACTCCTGGGTGCGCCACACCGTGTGCGGGATATCGACAGCACGGGGGTGTACCTTCACACCAGGGAGCCGCTCTAGCTCCTCCATGGCGGTTTCGATGGCCGCTGAGTGACGCGTGTCTTCGGGCCAATAAACAGACACCCACGTCGCGCAAATGCGATGCAATCGGTAATCGTCAGTCATGTCTTCCTTAGTCTCGGGGAACGCCCTTGACTAAGACCGACAGTACGAATCTCAACAAATGTTGGCAACACAAAAGTGCGCCTTGCCTCGCACATGTCCCAGGCCGTTATCCTTAGGTATGACGATCCAGAACTACACGGTCACGTACACCTATGCGAACGGCAAATGGACCGCACACGCGACGTCTCCCGACGGCGTGTTGCAGCCCTACCAGACGGACTACGGAAAGAAGTTTCCAGGGGGGTACACAACGCTCACGGCGTGCATGGACGGAGTACGTTCCATTATTCTGGATGACCACGCCCATGCACAACGCGAAAAGCGCTAGACAGGCGTCGGCACGGGCTCGCCAAGGTCAAAAGGTACGCTCGGGGGTGCGCCCCCGGCACGCGGTGTGGAAGCACCATTACTCTCGCTGGCGCTCGGCACAGGTGAAACGTCCGGTGTAGCAGGCGAGGGCGGAAGCACCTCGGCTGTCGTTTCAACGGGGGTCACTTGTGACAGACGATCCAACGTGGCGGCGATCACAGACTCCGCGTACTGCGGGTTCTGCTTGCTAATGGGCATCGGGCTCATCAACTGATCCAAAACCGCACGCGGATCGGTGCCCAAAATCCCGTCCAGCAAATCGGGCAGCGCATCTGCGTTCGCTAGCTCAACCACATGCTGCGCAATATGGTCGCCCACCTGCTGGGCCTCGACCTGATCGTGCATCGCCGCAATCGCCTGGAACCACGCCCCTGTCTTCAGCTCAGCAGGGAACTGCGAAGAGTTCACAATCGTGGTCGCCAACATCGCACCCTGGGTCATAGGCGGCTTGCTGTTGCCCCCTTGCGGGGCTGCGCTTTGTGCCGCCTGCGCTTGACGCGAGCCCGCCTGCGCCGCCATCTGAGTACCAACCTGCTGAACCGATTCGATGGCGCTTTCAATCATTGGACGCCACCACGGATCGTTTCCATTCGCCTCCATCATGGCTTGGAGAAACTGACCCATCGTGGTGAGAGTCGTCAGGTTGTTTTCCGCCAAGGTGCTGAACAAATCAGCCTGCGCACCAGGGCTCTTGTTTTCGGCCATCTTCGTGATGAACGGCGTCACCA